GTATTGCATGCAGGTTGGCTCAACAGCAATGATCCGGGGCGTTTTCAACGTCTTAGGAACAGTTATGACCTTCACAGGTCGCTCTGCTCCAGGTTCGAGGAAGGTGATACGAGGGAGGGTATCCATGTGATACCTGGAATTGGGGATAAGATATTCCCCAAACGAGAAGACTCTTTCAAGTCTTTCTGTCCACTCTGTTTGATCGAACTTGCGGTTTCCCTTAAGTCGATCGGCAGTAGCTCCTGGCCCGTGTTTTGGGACGATTCTGTGGTGGTAGACGTCTTCGTCTACCTTCTGCAGTACCGCACCCCAGAGGACCAACGACACTTGTGCAAAATCCTCCTTAAAGGAGGAAGTCAGCTCAGCGTCATTTCTACGCACTTCCTGCTCACACTCGACATAACCCTCGATCGCTTTCGCGACCCTCGCATCACTGCAAGGGAGGAGAATTTTGGCGTACATCAACGTAAGTTGACGCACGGCAAATATAGCATCGATGTCAGGTTGGTCGAGCAAGACACCATTAACATGGTCAAAGATCAGACTCAGAAATCCACTCAGAAACTGAGGGATTCCGGGACTCTTAACGGATGATTTCCATCCGAGAAAGATGTCTTTAGAGACAAAACCTTGGTCAAGACTTTTTTCGAAGTCCTTTCCAAAGTTAGGTAGGGTGATCGTGAGAAACGATGACCCCTCTGATTTCTCCCGACTCGTGACGGTTATAATATCACGAGTGGTGCTAGTGCAACATCTTGCAGCTAATTCGTTCGCTGCAATAGTCCAGAGCATTGTCAGGCTTTTCATGTCCTGCCTTTCATAAAGGTAAGGGCATCCTCAGTCCTACAATGTCTTCAGACTCATTACCACCGCGGGCCCCATAAGAGGGGCCCGCGGCAAGCAATTAGTCGTCACTCCAACCAACAGCTCCACCCTTTGGGGTGAAACAGGAAGGTTAAAGTTTACAACTAATCAGCTTTCGCCACCAAGAACCTTGGTGACGTTGGCACCGGTTGAGGCAGTGAGGAATGCCGAAAGGGCATCCACCACATACTTCACCTCGGTGATCGTGAACCCAACAGGCGGGTGGTCGATGACAAGGTAGGTACTCATAGAGTACTCCTTGTTAAAGCCAGTTGCCAGTGGGTCCGCGGCCACCTTCCGGAAATCCACCCTGACCTGACGCCGATTGCGCTTCCCATAGTTATGGGAAATTGCAAGCTTCAGGTTGGAGTCGTCCTTGGAGAACTTCCCAGAATCGATTCCAGAGCTAACACGCGGAAGCGTATTAGCAACAGAGTTGAGGGTAAGGGTCTGAGGATCAGAGAACATAGTGCTCTTTCTTTGTATCAGGAAGAGAGGCTGAATAGCCTCTAGATACTTCCTTATGTGGAGTTAGTAGCGGTTTAAAGGGCTACTCGCGGCGACCGGGACATTCCCA